ATCTATTCTATGAAACAAAAGACGGATATAATTTTAGAAGTATTGAATCATTATTAGCAGTTGCAGGTAGTGTAGCAAGACCTGCTAAATTTGCATATTACTATCAAATGGGAAGTGTTAGACATCCAGTATTTGGTTCTAAAGATATAGTGGCAGATATGCACGGTGTATATAGTTGGGATTTAAATAGACCATCTGATACATTAAATAATTTGGCAGAAGGTGGTTATGCAAGTAAATTAATTGAACACGATATGTTTTATAAGACAATCAATACAACAGAATATGATTATGCAAAAGATTTTGGCAATCATTTTCATACTGAGCATAAATGGGGTAATAAATCTAATGACAAAACACCATTACCTAAAGCAAAATTTGATGACACATTTAAAACATTATCACAGGCATACGACCAAAAATTAATGGTTAAATCACATACAAGTAATATACACGATACAGCGCCAACTATTAGTGATAAACATACTACACAAAAGGCAATATCACAAAGACAGTTATTATCTGTTGGTCAATTAGAACTTAATGTACCTGGTAATAGTGCCTTACAAGCAGGTGATATTATTACCTTTGATATGCCAATAATGCAACCAACAGGACACAAAAAAGAAATAGTTTCTAGTCCATTTTGGGCAGGCAGATATTTAATATATGAAATGAAACATATTATAGATAGGTCAAAAGACACATACTCTATGATATTAAAATGTTGTAAAGATAATGTAGCAAAAAGTTATGTTGCCGAGTATAACTCTTGGACACACTCAGCACCACGCAGAAAAACTTACAATATTTACGAAACTGATAAAGAAATAATAACAAGAATGGGTACAAATGCTCAAGGTCTAACAACAGGACAACATAAGGCATTTAGAACGTAGTAAAAGGGGATATTATGAGAACTACTGAAAGAATCTTTGAGAATCGCAAAATTTTTGGGTTTGCTAACGCTAGACGTGTATGGCAACCATTACAACTGGCCGTAGTAGAGATTAAGACAGGTTAAACACAGAAACAATGAGAACAATTAGAGAACAACTATCAGAATTGCCTATTGACACCGTGAGCGGAATAGTGTATAACGTAGATGAACTACACACACCACAGCTAGGTCGCCAGTTATACTATGGTAGTCAACCTTACAGTATTCACGAGCAATTTAATGTTGTTCTACAAGGCATATTAGGTATTTTACCTCTTACGCAAGTGGTCGCAAAGGGTACGCAAACGAGGCTGCGTAAAGATATTATTACACGCAGTCCTCACACGAACCTGCGTAAAGGTATTCTAAATAGTATTAAAATGCGTAAGTCGTGTTCTTTAAAAGAAAAACAATATGGGAAAAAATTAAATGACTGACAATAATTTTTTAGGGTTTAATAACTTTATCTGGTTTACTGGCGTTGTTGAAGATAGAATGGATCCATTTGCAGTAGGCCGAGTGCGAGTGCGTTGCGTAGGCATACACACACACGACAAAGAAGTTTTGCCTACTACAGACTTACCTTGGGCGCAAGTTATAATGCCTGTTACAAGTCCTGCGATAAGTGGACTAGGTCAGTCGCCGAGTTTTCTTGTAGAAGGCAGTTGGGTCTTTGGATATTTTAGAGATGGCGCAAACTGTCAAGAGCCTTGCGTAATAGGTTCACTCCCAGGTATGCCAGCAGAAAAGCCAGACGGCACTTTAGGATTTTCTGACCCTAACGCAAAATATCCTATTACAAAAAATGAATCAGATGTAAATAGACTTGCCTATAGTGGTTTCACGCAGTTAGGCCTGGTCGCTAGACAAGATAGTGTTAAGACAGGTATTGCAACGGCCGACTTCAATGCGACTACAAACGCAAGAGGTGGTGAGATAACAGCAAGTGATGGAGATATTTGGAATCAACCTGCGCCGGCCTGGGCCGCTGTTTATCCTTTCAATCACGTCTTTGAAAGTGAGAGTGGACATACAACAGAATTTGATGATACAGAAGGCGCCGAAAGAATTGCCCAATTTCATAGAACAGGCACAGGTTATGAAATAGACGCCGTGGGTAATATTAATATATCAAATGTTTCTAACAAATATGAAATTACAAACGGTCACTCACGTTACGCCATTACAGGCGATAGTGACATTACAGTAGATGGTCGCCATAAGATATTCATTAACAAAACAGGCCAGGCCAACAATCACTATGACATACAGATTGGCCCGAATGCAAACATTAACATACAAGTAGATAAAGGCAATATCAATCTGGTCACCGTTGATGGAGATGTAAATATGAATGTTGGTGGTAATTACAATCTAAAAGTAAAAGGTGATTACTATAGTGATATATGGGGCAGTAAGAACGAAACAATACAAGGCAGTAAAATATCAAATACAACTATGAGCGTATTTCATAGAGGCTCTTCAATTGATTTAAACTAACAATAACATATATATCAAACTCGTAAATAAACCAAACAGAAATCTGAAAAACGAGCTGACAAAAAGGCTATTGTTAAATAACTCTAAAAATTTAAACTATAAATGCAATAACAATCATTAGATATATCGTTATTTAATTTTTCCGCCAAAAAAACCGGCCAGCATAAATATTCTCAAATATGTCTATTACAAAACAATCATACACCGACTTAAAAGAGTATTGGGACTTTCAACGTAAGATAGAATACAATAAAGAAAAATTACGTGATTTAACTAAAGAAATGCAAGGCCGAGTTTATAATCAATTCGGTATGTTAGATGAGAAAGAGTTATTTGATAGTCTTTGGTGTAAACTTCCTCAAGACGCATACGAAAATCCGCCATCTACATATATACCAGAAAACGAATCTTACAGATTTGAATGGGAAGGCGAACCTAATAAACAGAAACAATTACCCTTACATAAAAAAGGACGACCTGTTGTTTTACGTGCTAGAAAGAAAATAGAAGATATACTACCCTTTGGTGACAATGATGTTATTAAGCATCCTGATGATAAATGATAAGTGTATATGTCTTATTAATTGTATTTGTAGTAATGGCGATTATTCTTGGAAACTTGTAAATTATATATAACTGTGTAGTGTCCGCAAGAATGCTTAGAGTACCTAAAGACCAACGACTCGGCGAATTTCAATAACGAGTTCCTTTTACATATTTACTATTCCACAAATAGATATAATGACCTCTACGTGTATATCGTATGGTTAAAGGTTTCCATCTATCGTGTAGTCTTAATGTTTTAATGTAAGCAATACAATACTCTGGTTCCCAATCTTCTATTCTTACTCTATATGGTGATTTACTATATAAGGCCTTTTGACAATAGACGATAAAGTCTACGTCTGAAAATACGTGACTAGTTTGGCTGGATGATATGATGATTTTGTTTTTAGATGGTACGTCTGTAATAAGCACTTTAACCTTCTAAATTTATATTTATAATACTACGGATTTGGCCTGGTGTCAAGTCTAAAAATTTTGCGAATCTTCTGAATGTCTTAAAGTTTGGGCGTGGCGCAGACTTGACTTTTGCTCTTATAAATAGTATTATAGTAAAAACGGAGAATTAAATTATGGATAGAAGAGAAGCCTTTGCTCAAATGATAGCACAATCAGAAGATAGTGGTATATACGGCGCCACTTACGATTTCAACGCAAGTCCCAAAGAATCAAAAAAAGTAAAAGAATCAGAAGAACCCTTTAAAGAGTATTGTGAAAGAAAATACGAAGGTAAAGGACACTACACTAGAAGAATGCCTAGTCTTACAAATAAACCACCAAAAGAAAAAGTTATTAATTTAAATAAGTATGAACGATATTGGGAAAATTCAACTCCCACAGGTCACGTTATTACAATCTATTCGCAAGACAATACTTTATTAACAATTAATTGTAATTGGCCAAAAGATTATTATCCACGTTTACACAACATAGACAAGGAGAGATATGGTAAAAGAAGCACACAAAGACTTAAAAAGAAAAGTAAATCTACAAGAAGAGGTAAGAAGAAACGATAGAAGTTTTACAAGTTGGAAAGAATTGAAAGACTTAAAAAAGATTAAATTAGCATTGAAAGATAAATTATTAAAAAGTAAAAATAATGAAAGAAGCGACAAAACGATTTCTAAAGTATAGACCAAACGCAAAGTACGTAGAAAAAGTAGACCATAGACCGAATACAGATTACAAACAAAGAGAATGCATTTCTATGACGATTATGGAAGCAAAAAACTTTGGAAGTGAATTTATATCAGGTTGGTTAGTTGATGATTATAGAACAGACATAGAGGCAACACCTATTATTCATCATTGTTGGAATATAGAAAAAAACGGCACACATTACGATACGATACCAGTCATAGAAAAAAAGTATGATTACGTTTCTGATCCAGATGTAAATAAACCTTATAAGTATAAGGACAGATTTTATTGGTCGCCTGTGATATACTTAAATGATGAATTAAAAATAATTATACCAAATGGCAAACAAGCAACTATTACAGAAGAAGAACACAAAAGATTTATTAATGAACATCAATAAAAACTTAAATAAAGAATATCCTAAATTCTTAAAATCAATTCCCAAATTAAGTAATAAGGATATAATGAAACATAAATTAATGAAACTATTAGAGGAGCTAAAACAATGTATGATGAAATGAACGGAGTACAAGTGTTATGGCATTTATTAACAAATTGGGAAGAAGGTAAAGGACTTTGGTTTATAATTGCAATTGCTATGATAGCAGTTGCTCTATCTTTAATATCAGATAGATATGAAGAATATAAAGTTAAACCAGAAGATTATCAAAATCATTATTAAGGAGTAAAATGAAAAGATATTTATATTTAACATTAGGATGGTTATGTGTTGGTTTGGCATACATTGGTGTAGTAACACCTGGTATACCTTTCAGCATATTTTTAGTAATTGCCGCTTGGGCATTTGCTAAATCATCTAAAAAATGGCACGATTGGTTATACAATCACAAATACTTTGGTCCGTTTCTAACAGGTTGGACTAAACATAAAGTATTTCCACAATATGCAAAGTACTCAATGTTAATTGTTATGGCAAGTTCACTTGCAATACTTTGGCATAGTACACATAATTTAAATGCATTATTATGGTCAGGTGGATTTATGTTTCTATGTGCTGTATGGGCGTGGAGATATCCTGCAACAAAAGAAATTGCAGACGCAAGAAAGGCCGCAGGTAAAAGGGTAGCTTGGTTATGATAGAAAATAAAGAAACAAATTTTTCAAGTCAAGTTGAAGACATAGATGTAATGAAAGGTGGTAATTTAAATTTTGGTCCTTATGTTGCACACTATAAAATTCATCAACATTTATTAGAAGGACTTTTACAAAGAGGTGATAAGAGTAAACCTGGTTCAGGTAATCATAACTTGGCAGGTATAATAGAAGACCAAAGAGGTTATACGCAAGAAGATAAGAAATGGTTTATAGACCATTTCCAACCTTACGTAACTGACTATGTTGAATCTTCAGTAAAATATTCTGGTCAACAAGTTGATTATAGTAAACCAGTTCCATCATTTTCAACTAAATTTACATTAATAGATTTATGGATTAATTATATGAAAGAGAACGAACAAAATCCAGAACACTCTCACGGTGGTATGTTATCTTGGGTTATATTTTTAAAAGTTCCTGATTTAGAAGAAGAACGAAGAAATTATAAAGGTAAGAGTTATGGACCAGGTGGTGTTACGTTTCATTATGGTGAAACATCTAATCCAACTTGGGCACAACACTCATATGGTTATATGCCTGAAGTTGGTGGTATGTGGATATTTCCTGCACAATTAAGACACCAAGTAACTTCTTTTAAAACTCCAGGTGTAAGAGTAAGTGTATCAGGTAATTTATTTTTTAATCATCCTAATGATACATCAAAGACACTTGAAGAAGAAAACTTACAAAAACAAAATATGGACTTTGCAAGTAGAGTCGCTCAAAATATAAAATGAGGTTAATACAACCTATATTTGCTAGTTATTCTACAAGAGATACTGGATTAGGTGAAGACAATAAAATCTTTAATGCGTGGAAAGAAATTAATGAACGTGTTAAGAAAGATATTGATTTAGGAGTAAAAGAATTTCTTTTATTCTATGTTCCTGAATTTAAGTTAGGTGAAAAATCTGATACACATAGAGGTGATGAACATATTGATTCACATAAGTTTGACCAAGTATGTGTAACTGCCGCTAGTCTTTCAAGAGATATACAACCACATTGTAGATTAATTGTAGATGTTTGTTTATGTTCTTATACACAGGACGGACATTGTTGTATAATAGGCGACCAAGAAAAAACAGATAAATTATTATTAGACCAAGCAAAATCAATTTATACAGCGTCTGGTGCTACAATAGCGCCAAGTGATTGTCAAGACAATACAGTTAAAAATATTAAATCAGTAAAAGATGGTAATATAGATGTTATGAGTTATAGTACCAAATTTCGTTCAACATTTTATAGAAGTTGGCGAAATGCAATGAAAATATCAAAAGGTATTCATAGACCTTATCAATTAGATGTATCAGATAAAGCAGGTGCAATTAATCGTTCTATAAAATATTCAAAAGATGGTGCAGATGAATTAATGTTAAAACCAGGTATTACTAGTTTAGATTTAATTCAAGGCATAAAGAAAGCAACTGGCAAACCTGTTGGTGTATATCAAACATCAGGAGAATGGTTAGGTATAGGTGCTCCTGGTAGTTTAGAAGAAACATATCATATATTCAAAAGAGCAGGTGCAGACTATATGATAACTTATGGGGCAAGACGTTTAGCAAGACATCATAGACAGTAATACTCATAAATAGTAGTATTATGAGTAAACACTACCAAACGGTAGAGGACCTAGATATTAATTTAGAGGAGCTAATAGCGTGTTATGAACAGTTTAAAGAATCAAAAGGTTTTTCTACAGACAATCCTGATAATATAGACTTCAATGCTATATGTATCAACCGTAAACCTGGAGACCCCAAATCAATCTCTGGTGGTAATATCCGTGGAATCTATTGGACCTATCCTGACAATACAGGTAAAGAAGAACAAAGACTTGAAGAAGTCAACGAAGAAGAATACACTCAAATTTGTCCAGAATTTAAAAACACGTATATTGAAACTCTTTACGATTATTTAACATTAAGATTTAAGTTAGGTCGTGTTCGTTTTCTAATGAAACCACCTAGAAGTTGTTTAAGTTGGCACCGTGATCCCGAAAAGAGATTACATATCCCAATGATAACAAATGGTGGTAGTAGAATGGTTATTGAAGATGAGAGTTTTCATATGCCAGCCAATGGAAATGCTTATATTACTGATAATACGAAATATCACAACTTTTTTAATGGTGGTGAGACTCAAAGAGTTCACCTAGTTGCAACTTTATTAGATTCTAGTGATTCAACTACTGATTAGTCTTGTTCAGAATACAACGTTTGCGAGTATAGAGCTAAAATAAACATAGCAATTCCTAACAATGACAAAGTACCACACAAAAACCAATTATCGTTCATAGGAATTCCTTTATAACCACCGTCAATTGCACCGACAGCGCCGATTAGACAGAAAGTTCCTCCTATTGATAGAATAATAGTTAAATATTCAAGTATTTTTTTCATAATGTTTCCTTTTTTCAACTTATACGTTAACTATATACTAAAAATAGAAAAAAGTCAAGGGAAAAATTCAAAAAAATGAGAAAAATTAAGGTTTTTTTAGTTGTTTGTTCGCTTTTTGTTCTCGTTTCTTGCGGAAACGTGCATAATTGCAAATTTTCTTACGATTTTGAAAAGTTTCCGAATCGGGAAGCCCTTTTCACTTGTAATTTTTAGTATAAATATATCACTATGACTTATTGCAACAATTGTGGTAGGGAATCCCATTGTGGAGAACCGAAATTTGAAATGATGGAAGCTAGGAAAATAGAAATCTGTAGATATTGCAGATGTGATGATAAAAAATGTAAAAGAAAGTTGAGCAAACAGAATGGCAAAAGAAAGAAAATTTAAGTTTACTGATAATAAAGAAATTAATGAAGAAGTAACTGCTATGAGTTGGAAAAAGGCAGTTAAATCTTTTCAAAATAAAGTAAAAACACCCTTAATCTTTATTGAATGGATAAGTAAAAAAGGTGTTGAAATGACAAAGTGGCAAAAACTACCAATTGGTAGAAAAGACAAGTTAGGAAGATAGAATATGTCAAAATTAGAAACACTAGTTGAAGAGTTAGGTAAATTAACAGTAGTTGAAGCGGGTGAATTAGCAAAAAAATTAGAGAAAACTTGGGGTATAGATTTAGCGGCTATACAAGGAAGTGCTCCTGCACCTGTACAAGAAAAAGAAGACTCTTTATTCAAAGTTACGTTAACAGGATTTGACGCAGGTAAGAAAATAGGTGTTATTAAGGCAGTTAGAGCATTTAAAGATATGGGATTACTTGAAGCAAAGAATTTTGTTGAAGGCGTTCCTTCTGTAATTGCAGAAGACCAACAAAAAGAAGAAGCAGATAAGATTAAAAAAGATATAGAAACAGCTGGAGGAAAAATAGAGGTAAAATGATAGAACCAATAGACACAAAAAAAGTAAAAGAATGGTTTACTAAAAGTTCAGTACCAAATTGGGCTATAGTAGTTATCGTAGTTATTTGGATAATTGCATAATGCCAAAACTTTGTAGAGATTACGATTTAGGAGCAACTGGTCACGGTTGTGATCCTGTAATAGGTGTACAAGCAACACAATTTAAAGTTAGAGCAAACAATAAACCTGTTGCTAGAAAAGGTGATCCTACAAGACCACATACCATACCATCACTAATACCACCGTGCATTCCACATATGGGTAAAGTTAATATGGGATCCAAGAAGAATGTTAGAGTTATGGGAAAATTAGTTGCAAGAGTAACAGATTCTTATGATATGGGAGAAATGATTGAGGGTTCTCCTACAGTAAGAGCGGGATAACTGTTATAAATATTACAGTTATGGCACAAAACAACCAAGCATTTTTAGGCGATTATACTCCAGAAGTTAAAAGTTCTAGTAAAAGGCAATCTAGGAAGTTTAGAGATATAGATTTAAACTTTGATAGACATCCAGTTACTAATGATATTAATGTGGTTGAAGACGCAATAGCAATAAAAAGGTCTGTTAAAAACTTAATACAAACAAATTTCTATGAAAGACCTTTCCATCCAGAATTAGGATGTGGTATAAGAGAATTATTGTTTGAAAATTACTCACCAGTAATTTCAGTATATATCAAAAGAAAAATAGAAGAAGTTTTAAAAAATCACGAACCTAGAATAGATTTAACAGGTATTGTTATAAATGGAGATGATTTTGAAGGTGGAGAGGCTAGTGAAATAGTGGACGCTGGTAGATTAGCTTCTAATGATATAGACGGCAATAGATTACGTATAGATGTTTATTTTAATATCATAGGTACACCAAGTCCACAAACAGTTTCAATGAGTTTACAAAGGTTAAGATAAAATGGCACAACATAAATTAGAAGTATCAGAATTAGATTTTGATAAAATAAAAGTTAATCTAAAAACTTTCTTACAAAGTCAAACACAATTTCAAGATTATGATTTTGATGGTGCTGGTTTATCTATTTTATTAGATGTATTATCTTACAATACCCATTACTTGTCATACATTGCTAATATGTCAACTAATGAAATGTATTTGGATAGTGCTGATATTAGAAAAAATATTGTTTCATTAGCAAAGATGTTAGGATATACTCCTACATCTCCTAGAACACCAAGAGCAGTTATTGATGTTGTTGTTAACAACGCAACAGGTTCATCCGTAACTATGCAGAAGGGAACAGTTTTCACAACTACAGTTGATAAAACAGATTATCAATATGTAACTAATGCAGATACAACAATTTCACCAGTAAATGGAATTTATAAATTTGAAGATGTAACTGTTTATGAAGGAACATTGGTTACATTTAAATATACTAATGATGTAAATGATAAAGACCAAAAATTTGTTATACCTAGTTCTTTTGCAGATACTTCAACTTTAAAAGTTACCGTTCAAAATAGTTCTACAGATACAACACAATCAGTTTATTCTTTAGCAGGTGGTTATAATAGTGTATCAAGTGATTCAAAAGTTTATTTTATACAAGAAGGTCAAGATGGTCAATACGAAATTTATTTTGGCGATGGTATTGTAGGTACTAAATTAGAAGACGGTAATATTGTTATATTAGAATACATTGTAACTAATACTTCAAGTTCAAATGGTGCTTCAAAATTTTCATTATCAGGAAACATTGGTGGATTTACAAATGTAACTATAACAACTGATTCTAATTCTCAAGGTGGTGCAATTGCAGAAACAAATCAATCAATAAAATTTAATGCACCTTTACAATATGCAGCTCAAGATAGAGCAGTTACAGCAACTGATTATGAAACTTTAGTTAAATCAATTTATCCAAATGCAAATTCAGTAAGTGCGTGGGGTGGTGAAGATGATGAAACTCCACAATACGGTGTTGTAAATATTTCAATTAAAGCAAAATCAGGAACAGTATTATCAGATACATCAAAAGCAGATATTGTAACTCAATTAAAACCATATAACGTTGCTTCAGTAAGACCAGTTATAAAAGATCCAGAAACAACTTCTGTATTAATTGTTTCAAATGTTAAGTATGACGCAAAGGCAACAGCAAAAACTGCTGCTACTTTGAAAGCAGATATTATTGATAAGTTAACAACTTATAATGCTTCTACTTTACAAAAGTTTGACGCAGTATTCAGATATTCAAAAGTTACAGGTTTGATTGATAGTGCTGATGATAGTATTTTATCAAACATTACAACTGTTAAAATTAGAAAAGATTTCCAACCATTAATTAGTACATCAGCAAAATATAATATCTATTTTAGAAATGCATTATATAATCCACACTCTGGACATATGGCAAGTACAGGTGGAATATTAAGTTCATCAGGATTTAAAATAGAAGGTAATGCTAACGAATGCTTTTTTGATGATGATGGCGCAGGAAATGTAAGATTATATTATATGTCAAGTGGTGTAAAAAATTATTTAAATTCAACACAAGGTACAATTAATTATTCAACAGGTGCAATAACACTTAATTCAATGAACATTGCTAGTATATCAAATATAGATGGTGTAGCTTCAACAGTAATAAGATTAACTGTAGTACCAAGTTCTAATGATGTTGTTCCAGTTAGAGACCAAATTGTTGAAATGGATATTGCAAATTCAAATATAACAGTTACAGCTGATAGTTTTGTAGGAGGAAGTGCTGAGGCAGGTGTAGGATACACAACTACTTCCAGTTACTAATGAATAATGGCAAAGTTTAATGATAAGATTTCAACAATACTTTCGGGACAACTACCTGAATTTATAGTTAGTGAACATCCAAAGTTTGCAGAATTTCTTAAAGTCTATTACCAATTACTAGAGTCCGCTGAGTTATCAGTAACTTCTGTTAAATCAACAGAAGGTATCTTACTAGAAACAGAAACAAATCAAGCAAATAATTTAGTACTAAACGCAAGTGCTTTAGGTAGTGCAAGAACATCACTAGACGCAGGCGATAAAATTATTTTTGAAACTTATTCTGGTACTGAATATGGAAAATTTGAAAGAGGTGAAACAGTTACAGGACAAACTTCTAATGCAACTGCTGTTTTATTAGCAGAAGATTTAGATAATGGACGTTTATTCATAAGTGCAAACAGTTCATTTATAACTGGTGAAATAGTTGTAGGTGCTACCACAAATGCATATGCAACAATAGATAATTATAAACCTAATCCTGTAAATAATATTGCTGACCTAGTTAACTTTAGAGACCCAGACGGAGTAATTAGTAATTTCTTATCAAATTTTAGAGATGAATTTCTTGCAACACTACCAGATAAATTAGCAAACAATGTTAATAAAAGAAGTCTTATAAAAAATATTAAATCTCTTTATCGTTCTAAAGGAACAAATAGAGGTCACGAAATATTTTTTAGAGTATTATTTAATGAAGAATCACAAACATTTTATCCTAGAGAACAATTATTAAGAGTATCAGATGGTAAGTATGATACATTAAAAGTTTTAAGAGCAATTGGTGATAGTGGCGATACAGCACAATTAGTAGGAAGAACAATATCAGGTTCAACTAGTAATGCCTATGCAATTATTGAAAATGTTAATAAGTATCAAGTAGGTGCAGATACAGTTACAGAATTTATTTTAAATAATGATTCTATTCAAGGCATATTTCAAATTGGTGAACAAATAGTAGGAACTGCTTCAGATGAAGACAATTTTTATATTAGAGCAACTGTAACAGGAATACCAGGAACAAAAATAATTTCAAATGATGGAACATTAAATGAAACTGATGATACAATTAAAGTTGTTGCAGGTGGTATAGGTGCTATATTTAATATTGATGAAATCGGTTCAGGTGCATTAACAGAAATTGTAATTACAAATAAAGGCGCAAACTATTCAGTTGGAGATGAATTAGTATTTGATAATAGTGGAACAAATGGAAAAGACGCCGCTGGATTTATAAGAGTTATTAATGGTGGTATTGCCGCTGAAGATTCTGACCAAATAGTTTTAGAAGATGGTACTAATGCAGGTGACCAATATTTTGGTAATAGTATTATGCAAGAGAAAGATACAGGCAATGGAACAATTGAAAAAATATTTTTAACTTATGGTGGTACAGGATATACTTCTTTACCTACCGTATCTATAACAACATCAACTGGTTCAACTGGAACTGTAAATGCGTGGGGTGATGAGATTGGAAGAATTACTAAATTAAAAACAGTTGAATTAGGAAAAAAATATCAAGACGCTCCAAGTCCTCCAACATTAGCATTTTATAATAGTGCTATATTATCAGGTGCAACAGGAAACTTTACAATAGGTTCATCTTGTACAACATCTAGTGGACAAGGAACAATTACTGGTTATAATTCTAATACAAATGTATTAAGAATAAAAGATATTACAGGTACATTTACAGAAGGTCAAGTATTATCAGCAGATTCAGGTGGTACAGGAACTATTGCAAAAAATGATCCTGCAACAGCAACAGTTAATGTAGTTTCAGTTGCAGATACAGATGGACAGTTTATTAATGAAGATGGTAAACTTTCTGAAACTACAATGAAGATACAAGATAGTAAATACTTTCAAGATTTTTCTTATGTATTGAAAGTTGCTAGTTCTATTGCAGTATGGCGGGATGCATTTAAAAAGACAATGCATACAGCAGGATTTTATTTTACAGGTCAAGTAGATATTATTAACACACTAGACGCCAGAGGAAGATTACCATTAGT